GAGTAAGAGTGACGTTAAGTACAAGTTGGTACATAATATCACTCTCACGTTCACATACATAATACACAAATAGAAAAGCATATTGAGTTACAGAGCTATGCTAGACTCCAACAATTACTACTCGAATCTCTTAAGTAATGCCTCTATCTTATCAGACTCTACTGGATCTATGGTAGTACACTGTAACATCTGTAAGTTGTCTATAAATTCTGCTTGTACATTTGCTTTAGTGTCTATCTTTCTACCTAGATTACGAGAGTATCTTTGATACTTAGGTGCTGACTTAAAATCTTCTTGGAATTGTTTTACTAATTCATCAAGTGTCATAATATTACTCCTTATAATTAATTAATAGATACAAAAGAACAAATAAAATACAAATCAAAAATAACTTAATTTTGTTAATCAAAATCCCCCCGATAGGGGGGTAGGTAAAATAAAAGGCCACATACCAAAATGCTACAATTTTTGAAACCTCTTAACAGTTTAGATAATATATCTTTGCAATGTGATTAATCAGTCATTATATTAACGCATCGGTAGTAGCGATACTATCAGCCAGCTAGTACCCCTGTGATGGTTCTACTAGGTGGTTCAGAAGTTGGGTTGCCCCCTCATATAGAGGTAAGGATTCTCCCCGATAACCGATAAAAATTGCTTAATTATAAGCTTAAGATATGGGAGAAAATAACTGGTCTTAAGTGAAGTTTTGAGTTAAAGATCCAAAAAAGTGCTTTCCTGCGCTCAGGGGAGGACTCTATCTAGTACTGGAGGTTGGTATGAAGAAAAAGTTAATAGCTTTAAATGAAGATGATGTTGAAGAGGTTGAGGGGTTAGATGAAATGTTGGATGATATTGCTTCTAATGGTGCTTGGTTAGATAATGGAGAAATGACAATTTTATTGCCTGAAGAACTAGTTGAAGCATTAGACAAAGCTGGAGTTTTAGGGATAGCCTAAAGAACCAAAGCCTTGGCAGGCTTCGGAGTCAAAGAATGAGACATTATAAAGTTAATAAGATACAGAATACAGTTTTTGAATCTGAGGATGAAGTACCTAGTGATATACACTATCTAAGAGATTGGCGTGATGCTTCTCTTGGAGATTGGGTATTAGCAGATGATGGCTGTATTATTCAGATTTTAAGAAAGGGCAGTATGACAAAGCCCAAGGGAAAGGTGCGTAAAGTAGAGTATGTAGGTACCTGTACTGGAACATTTGTTATATCGCCAAATACAAAGATGGACACATCTAAAAGAATAAACATATACTCAATTGGAGGTAACATTGAAAGGAACCAAAGGATTGAAGAAAGAGAAAAACTCTCAACAAGAGAAGAAATATTCGTTACATACATTGCAAGAGGCATGGATCCAAGGCAAGCTTATCTTAAAGCGTTTCCCACAAAAGATCCGCACTATGCTGGCATCCGTGCAGGACAGCTTGTCAAAACTACTAGGATAAGGAGTGCTATGAAAGAAGAATTAAAACCACATATGGAAGCTTTAGGCTTAGACGAAAACTATGTATTAACTAATATTAAGGAGGTAATCGACTCTTGCAGCAAGGATGATACCAAGCTAAAGGCCTTGTTTAAGTTAGCAGATATTATGGATATGGAGGATAAGAATAGAACTCAAGTTACAACAATTACAGGTGCAGCATTTCAAGGATTTAGTAAGGATAAATTAGAAGCTGCTGAAAGACCTAGTCAAATAAGTGAATCAAGTAAGGTATTTAAAAGGTCTGGTCATATTGAACAACAAACACATGGAGATGAGGTGATATAATGGGTGTATTAAAAAAATGGCTCGATAAAACATCTGATAAGGTTTTTGATTTTGTTAAAAAGGAAGATAAAGGCTTTAGCCTATCTCCAGAAGATGAGGCATTAATGGATCTAAGAGGTGAAGAGGCTAATATAAAAAGTAAATTATCTAGATCTGTAAAAGAATCTATAGGGAAAAATGTTGCAAATGTAGATGTAACTAGTAGCTTTGTTAATGTAGAATGGCCTAAATCAGGTGAAACTATGTCTAGGCATATGTCTGAAGTAATTGGTAAAGATGGGGGTGATAGCTATTTATCACTTACAAAAGGATTTGGCTCAGAAATACATGAGGGAGGTGTAGCTGAAAGCTTTGGTAAAAAACCTATTTCTGAATTTAGAGTAAGCGGAATGTCCCCAGATGTAGGCGATTTCTCATATAATGTTTGGACTGAAAATGATGAAGAGGGTAATGCAAAATATTTCTATGGAGGACTTGATAAAGACAAACAAAGGTTTAAACATGAATTTGATGAGGAAACTTTTAATCTATGGGCAGGTAATTTAAAAGAAAGGTCTGAAAGGCTATATGATGCAACAGAAGAAGATATGAGTAGTGTAGAGAATATTAGAAAGGTGGTAAAAGGTAAGGCAAATGTTAGTGTTGGTACTCCTTATTATGATCCCCCACAGGATATTTAGTATGGCTGAAATAGATTATAGTTTTACATTAAGTGAAGAAGGAGGTATTAAAGATACACTTGGTAATTATGATCATACTATTGGATATTATCCAGGAGACTCTACTGGGTCTGAAAAATCAGGATTAACAATAGGACATGGCCTTGATCTTAGTTATCATACAGCTAAAGATTTAAGAGGATGGGGAGTTTTAGAAGAAGATATCAGTAAAGTTACAAAATATTTGGCAACTGGCCCAGGTGAATTTGGTCCACGTGGAAGCCAATTAGGAGTAAGAAATACTCCTTTAGATATATATGAAAGAGATGATCATGGTAATAGAATTTTAAATAAAGGCAAAGCAGGTTATAAATATAGCTGGGACCCTAAAAGTGTACAGGCTGCAACTAAAGGTAAACATAGTAGTATAGCTTTATCAGCTCAAACAACATATGAATCTTTAAGTGGGCAATCATGGGACAATTTAAGTAGTGCTCAGAAGACAGTCTTATTTGATATTACTTATCAAGGTGGTGCAAATTTTATAATAGATAAAACTAAAAATTTAAAACAGGCTATTATTAATAATGATTGGAATGCTGTTGAAAAAGAACTTAGAGAAGGACAGTGGGATCTTAAAGATGTAGCACGACATAAAAGAAGGGCTGATGAATTATCAAAAGAAAGAAAAAATAATGATACAAGTTTCTTTTTCCCAGACAGTGGATTGATGCCTAGAGATATACCTGTATAGTGAAACGTTCAGCTAAAGATATAAAGGCTTCAGAAAGAGCGGCTCAATTAATTAGAGAATATTTTAAAACTCCAAAATGGACAGAAAGAATAAATAAACAAAAGGATAATGATGACAGATAATATAGATAATGAAGCTTTTGATAATATGCAAGCAGCAGATCCTGATTATGTAGCAGGAGGAGCTATAATGTTCAAATCTCCTTTTCAAAGACTAGCTACTTCAGATTATGATGAGAAGATGACTCCTGAAGAGCAAGGTGAATTTGAGAGAATGAATATGAAAGTATTTAATAAGCTTTATCAAACAGATCCTAACTTAAAGAATGCTAATTTAAGCTATATGGACTATTTAAAGAATTTAGATCCAGAGCTTATTGAAATGAGAGCGACTGAGTTTGATGATATAACTGAAGGTAATGCAAATGCAGAGGTTCCAATAGAATTAGAGACAGCAAAAGCTTTATCAGTATTAGCTCAAAAGCATTATGGAGATATAGATAGATTAAGAAATATGGCTTTAGGGTTAAAATAATAGTGGCGAATATTAATTCAAGAAATGTTTCACAAGCAGAAGAAGAGCTACAATTAGCTCATAAGGATTTAATTGCTTTTGGTAAACTATTTTTGCCAGATGATTTTATGAGATCTGAAACTCCATTCTTTCATTATGAAGTAGCAGATTGTTTATCCGACATGAGTCTTAGACAGCTTGCAGTTATTCTGCCAAGGGGTCACGGTAAGACAGTTCTTACTAAGTGTAATATTTTACATGACTTCTGCTTTACAACAGAACCATTATTTTATGGATGGGTGGCTGCAAGCTCTAAGATCTCAGTACCTAATCTTGATTATATTAAATATCATATAGAATTTAATGACAAAATAAAATATTACTTTGGCGACTTAAAGGGAAGGAAGTGGACAGAAGATGATATCGAACTTAAAAATGGTACGAAACTTATTTCAAAAAGTAATCTTAGTGGTATTCGTGGTGGGGCCAAGCTTCATAAAAGGTATGACCTTATTGTATTGGATGATTTTGAAGACGAGAATAATACTATTACTCCTGAAAGCCGCTCAAAGATTTCCAATCTTGTTACCGCTGTTGTCTTTCCTGCCCTCGAACCAAAAACAGGAAGA